TTCACTCAAAACCAAGCCTCCTCCGCCCACGAACTCCTTTCCATGAGCCTTCAAGGTCAAGGTATGAATTGTTGGTCCAGCAACATGTGGTTTCACAAATCGTGCCCAAACACTGACTGTCACACTTGGAGTTGACGCATTCCCTAAGATCTTTAAGGGGGTCAAAACTCTCAAGATAAACGATCCCATATGTCCTTTGTCATCCGTCTCTGTATATTTCCAGAAAGCTCGAGGATGCACCCAAGGAATTTGGAATGTCTCCGTAGTCGGTGAGTTGGCACTCAATATGAAACCATTGCAGCTAGACATCGTAGCAATGTTATTCCACTTATCATTGGAAGTAGAATAACCCAGATCATTGTGTGGAGCCCACGCCCCTAACAACTCACCAAAATGCCACTGTGTTGCATTGATTCTTATTGAGATCTCAATCGCTTCACAATTCATAAAGTGAAACCTGCTTATCTTCTCCTTCAGATTTGGTGCTGTAGCCAGAAGATCATAGGGAAAATGTGCAATCCCTATGAAAGCATTTGCTGCAGATCCTCCCCCCCAGGTCCAATCCGCAACTCGATACAATCGACTCAAAACAGGCTCCATTCCTTGATCTGGATATGGATCTGCTCCATGGTAGAAGTCTTCAATGTGCCTAGGCACATTTTGAACCTCAGGAGCAACCAAATCAGCCGTTTGAGTCAATTGTTCGACAGCCACTGTGGCCTCCTCACTTGGGAGCTTATCTGCTCGACCATCACCTGAGTGAGCCACATAACGGAAGGGCTTTTCCTCCGGTCCAGACTTCCTGAACGTTGTACTAGCCATTGGACTAATGAAATCCTCTATCCTTCTTTTCCCATCAGTCTTCATGTCCAAAGCCATCTCCTTAACAGATTTACTCAATCTATTCTTGGCATAATGCTGATACTCTCCTTCTCCTCCCTGTAAACCTGCTGTAAGTTCTACAAGGCCTTGCATCACACTATCCAACTTGGCAACATCATAAGGACTGTTGCCCTTGAGTTCAATCCACCTCACAAATTTCTCCCTCATACTTTCCATAAGGGGAAGAGTTGACCAATAGAGATCATCCCTCTCCCTCTTATTGAGTTCCTCATCTGTGGGATACAAAGCTTTGAACTCCTCTGCCCAACGAGAATCATCCTGATAAATGTAATGAGTCTTCTGTCTCCACTCAAACTTCCCACCTATACAAAAATCATACCATCTCGTTTTCTTAATGGCCCTTGTTCCTTTAAAGGGCACATCAACAGTAACCAATTCAGTTACATCCGCTGGTTGGGGGTTAGCCGCTTCCCACAAAGCATGCTTCTCCTCATGTGTGAGCTCCTCCTCTTTCTTCACAGTTGCTCTCTTTTCTGGATTTTCCACCAAGACTATCTCCGTTTTTGTACTGTTCCATAGCACAAAACGGTCTGCAATCTTCTTCAACAAATTTTCACGTGCTTCACTTTTACCTTTAAAAGCACTAGACTCAAACTCTTGTTTCCATATTGTTGTAGAAGCTACAAAACCGACCTGATCTGTAGCGCCTCGGTACGTTATCTCTGGTAGAAATCCATACACATGATAGAAATTGTTTGCTAGAGAAGTGAACCCATGTGCAGTCCACTCAGAGCGCTGGATCGCCAAAGTGCTTCTCCCTGCCTCAATATCATCCAACTCTCTCTCCATGGTTACAAGGACAGAATCAAACACATTCCGCACCCGGTTGTATGCTTGTCTTGTTCCCGAAATCTGTCTAAGCTCAGCTAACACCCTCATGGCCTCATCCAATGCCTCTGCGGTAGCCTGTCTATACTCTCCTTCTGGAAGAACTCCCAATCTTCCCCGGATCCTAAAGATACGCCTATCCAAATTCTTTCCATGTGCAACAATACCCTCCAAATGAGCAATGGTATTGTTCTCCTTTACAATCTGTTGACCTGATTTCCTCGAGTACCCGACACAGTATGAAGTCCCATACCCTTCGTCCTCATCATAATGTCCCCAGATGTATTCCTTCTGCTCTTCTCCTGCAGCAAAATATTCTTTCTTCCACTCCTTGTTCTTCTTTTCATTTAAGAAATCCCCTAACAAGTCCTCAAAAGTAAGATCTATTTGCTTACATCCAAGAGCAACGATCTCAGTATTGATTCGCTCCTTCCAATACTTGAACCGTTCCTTCCCATGATGGAAGAATTCCCTAATGCACACCTCTGCATTGTCCTGAACTGCTTTCTTCCAATCAAGACTGACATCTCGCCATCTCAAAATCTCAAGCACATCTTCCTCATCCATGGGAGCGAATGCTAATCCACATTCTTCTCTCCAACCTCTCTTCAAGAACCGTCCATCATTCCCAGACATAAAGTCATATGTCTGGCCACTCTTATTCGAAGGAGTGAACTCCCAACCTAATCTCTTAGCGTAACTTTGGAACACTCTAAAAGTGTACCAATCAATGCCAGGAAACAATGCATTGAAGAAATCATCTCCTCCGGTTAGAGTGTACATCAATGATGGAATCTG